TTACACGAATCAAGCAACAGGCGGAACATCATCTGTTTTAAATATAGCGAGAGGGGGGTCATCCACTTATTTTAACGGAAAAATTGATGAATTAAGTATATTTAATTCGGCTAAAAGTGCAAGTGATATTACGGCTATTTATAATGGTGGCAATCCTACAAATTTATTTTCCGTAGGAAATAGTAATTTAATTGGATATTGGAGAATGGGCGATCCTAATGGAACTGGGGCATACCCTACAATAATAGATCAAAGTACAAATACTAATAATGGAACTATGACAAATATGGCATCAGGCGATATAGTAACAGATGTTCCTTAAATAAAATAAAATAAAAATGAAATACGTTATATATAATATAGAAAATGTAGATACAATAGATTTTGCTCAAATTTGCGAAAATAGTGTAGATACATTAAGACTTTCTGTAAATGGTGAAAAAACAGTTTTAAAATTTGAAGGTGAAACTCCTGATTTTTTAGTAGGTTTGTCGCAATATAATCATTCCGAAATATTAGAAATAATGCGAACTGATGAATGGAATCAAGACCAAGAAATATGAAAGACAATATAATTAACATTAATTTAGAAACTAGCACAGCACCGATTGTACAAGAAGTACGAGGGAGAGATTGGATTGAGTACGGTACAGATGATTGGAAAAACCTATATCCTCAATTCTTAATAGACTTATACTATTCTAGTAGTATTTCTGCTGCTATTATTAACGCTACTGCTGAGATGATTGCAGGTGAAAATCTTATCATAGAGGATGATGATGATAGAGATATGGAAGCTAGAATTAAGCTGCAAAACTTTATGAATAGAGCTAATGGCAACGAAAGTTTGCACGAGGTTTTAAAAAAAGTAGCTTTTGACTTTAAATTACAGGGTGCTTTTGCTCTTAATATTGTATGGTCTAAGGACAGAACTCAAATCGCTGAAATATATCACGTAGGAGTTGAGAAAATTAGATGTGCTAGACCAGATGAATTTGGAAAGACTAAAGGGTATTATATTAGTGCAGATTGGGGTAATACCAGAATAAACAAACCTAAATACGTTCCTGCTTTTAATGTTAATGATAGAACATCTGCTAATCAGATATTGTATGCTGGGTTGTACAGCCCTAATATGAACTCGTATTTTACACCAGATTACGTTAGTTGTAATAACTGGGCGTTAATAGACTCTAGAGTTTCTGAGTTTCATTTAAACAATATATCAGCAGGTTTCTCTGGCAGCTTTATGATTAACTTTGCAAACGGTGTTCCTACACAAGAGGAGAGAATGCAGATAGAGCAAAGTCTTGCACAGAAATTTACAGGCCAAAATAATGCTGGTAAATTCGTGTTAACTTTCTCAGATGATAATACTAGAACGCCACAGATACAAGCTATAAGCCCTAGTGATTTGGATAAGCAGTATATTGCTTTACAAGAGCTACTCACACAAAACATCCTTTCTGGACATAGGGTAACATCTCCAATGCTTATGGGGATTAAGAATGATACAGGTCTTGGTAGTAATGTTGATGAATTAAACTCGGCTAGTAATTTTTATTTGAATACAGTTGTTAAGCCATTTCAAGATCAAATAGTAAAACAACTGAGAAAGATATTTCAAGTTAACAATATGGATATGCCTGTTAACTTTGTACAATTAAAGCCTATCACTTTAGACTTTACATCACAAGACCTGAAAGCAGTAATGACAGAGGATGAAATCAGAGAGGAGCTTGGATTAGAGCCATTAGATATAGAAGTTAGAGAGGATTTAAGCGAAGTAGGAATGATAGATGGTCAACCTGTTTTTAGCACCATAGCTGAGGCTGAAGCTCACGCAAAGACTTTAGGGTGCGAGGGGTATCACCAGCACGAATATGAAGGCAGAACTGTTTATATGGCTTGTAAAGACCATTCACAAGCTACTAACCTGTCTGAGTGTGATTGCGAAAAGCAAAAAGATAAATGTGATTGCGAAAAGACAAAGCTGTCAAAATCTGAACAAACTGAATTAGAAAAGTTTATTGATGAGTATGGAGAGGATATTCCAGAAGGTTGGGAATTGATAGATGATGAAATTGTAGATGGCGAACATCAAGACTTTGACTTTGAAACAGAATTAAATAAAGTTGCAAGTGAAAAATTTAACTTTGTTAGAACAGGTAGAGCAAATCCTAATGTGAGGAGTGAGCAAGATGGTTTGAATAAAGATGGAGATGCGTATTTTAAAGTTAGATATGTATATACTAAAAATAATTCTGTTTCTGGAGATGGAGAAACTAGAAGTTTTTGCAAGTTAATGGTGGCTACAAAAAAGAAATATAGAAAGGAGGATATTTTGAGAATGACTAACATTCCTGTTAATGCAGGTTGGGGTCCAAGAGGGGCTAATACTTATTCAATCTGGCTTTACAAAGGAGGCGGCAACTGTCACCATTACTGGAAGCGACAAATTTTCCAAGCACCTGCTAGTGATCAAGGCTTTGTAGTTTACCCTGATAACATTACAACAGATAAAATAGTTACAGCTACAAAAGCAAGAAGTGAAGGGTTTACAATTAAAAGAAATGATAGTCTAGTAGCAAGAGCACCTAAGACTATGAAAAATCAAGGATTTTTAGAACCAAGATAACTATGGCATACGTATTATTTATATCAGAACAGAAACTAAAAGACAGCACAGCTATTAACTTAAACGTAGATGTTGATCTATTGTTGCCATTTGTAAAAGAGGCACAAAAGCTGTATGTTGAAACTATATTAGGAACTGACTTAACACAAAAACTTAAAGACTTAATTACAGCAGGAACTATTGGTAATGTTGGCAACGAGGCTTACAAAACTTTATTAGATGATTATATAGGAGATATGTTACCTTCATATTCTCTTTATCACGCTTTACCATACCTTAGATTTAAGGTGGAGAATGGTAATATATACTCAAAGACTAGCGAAACTGGTACTGCTCTTAGCACAGAGGAGGCACAACATTTTAGAGAGGAGATTTTAAACACAGGGTCTTATTATAGAGAGAGAGCAATAGACTATATAAGAAATAACATATCTAGCTTTCCTGAATACTCTACCAAT